GAAGCTGTTCCCAGTAAAGAACCTGTAAATGAAGTTGCTGTAACAGAACCAGTCACTATTAATGCTGGTGTTCCTGCTATAGAACCTGACTGTCTTAAGTAAACACTTCCTGTATAATCAAGTTTAATATCTTTTGTAGGTGTATTTCCGGAAAAGTTTGTTGTACTGTCTCTAAAAGTATAACTTGTGTCTTGAGTTCCTCCTAAGAAGATATCTTGACCCATTATAGCTATATTTTGGTTAGCTCTGACATTAGGTATATTTAGGTTGCTGTTACCTATCTGAATTTGCTTACCGTTATACTCACCCAGTGCCATGTAAGATCCATAGTTTCTTACCTCTGTAGCACTTTGTGAAATCTCATTTACGTTAACAAGGTCCATAGAAGCAAGAGTTCCACCTGACCCGGCACCTAAAGCATTTGTTATTCTTCCTATACCAACAGCTTGTTGAGCATAAACGTTAAATGCTGCATTACCTTGTTCAACAAGCCAAACATTTTCTTTACCACCTCCCCAGTTAGCGTAACTTACACTATTATATACTACTGTTGAACCAGATCCCGGGTTTACTGATTTAGTAAATGAAGGACCTGTTAGAATATCAAACTGGTTAAAGTTACCTGGTTGCTGTTTAATGTTATTTCTAAAAGCACCGTCTACTGTTAAACTGCTTGTTACATTCATCGAACCAGTAAAGGTTGTATCTGAATTGAAAGTTACAACAGAACCATCATCAGTTATGTTTGTGTTCTCTACTGTATGGTTCCCTGTTCCTTTTATTAAAGTGTTTGCCGTTGGATAAACCTCTGAACCTTTACTACCTGATACACCTGTAAGCATACCTGCTGACTCTCCTCCTGTTTCTACTTGTATCCAGTTATCATCTACACTATCCCATTCAAACGATCCTGTTAAACCAGATCCTGAATCATATACTTTTACTCCTGCAAATCTCTTTGTTGGTGAATCAGCATTTAAGATGATGTATTCATCTCCTATGATTGTTGCTGAACCTGTTATTGTTTTTAAGTAACCAATAGAGGCTGAAGTAAATGAAGCATTTGATGCTGTTATGTCAGTTATACTTATTCTCGCTGTAGAGTCTAAATCATCCGCTATGTCTGCTCTTACGGCATGACTTGCTGAAGTTGAAGTGTTAGAACTTAAAGCACTGTCTGCTATTATAGCATGTGATGCTGATGTAGCCGTGTTTGAGTTACTTGCAAAAGATGCTGAAGTTGCATTTGCTACTGTTCCATCCACATTTGCTCCTGCTACATAAGATGCTGTATTTGCCGTTGTTGGTATGATTGATGATGTTGCTACTGCTTGTGGAACACCGTTAGCATCTCCTTTCCATACATAGTCTGTTGTTAGGTTTGGTAAGTCATTTGTTCTACCTGAACCAAGAACTACCAATTCTCCATCTGATGCGTCTACCTTACCTACAATACCAATGTTTTGAATAAATGATGATCCTGTAGGTTTTGTTGCTGTTATTGCTCCTGCTCTACCTACATATACGTTGTTACCTGCTGTAAATGTAGAAGTATCAATACCTATAATCTTACCACTTATGATTGCGTTACCTGTAGCTGAAGCATTAATGTCTGTTAAAGCTAAACCAATTGCTGGCATATCACCATCACAAGAAGCTGTTATTACGTCAATGTTTTGCCCTGTAACTCCAGTAGCATGTAACGTCTGTCCCTTTGAAATAGTTACCCCTAATGTATTCTTTACACCTACAATAAGATCATTGGCATCTGCTGCTAAATCGGCAAACAGAGCATGTGATGAACTTAAAGCATTATCAGCATACGAGGCACTTGTTACCGTTCCTGTTAAATGTGATGCTGTTACGGCATAAGAAGCACTATTAGCATTTTCGGCAAAAGAAGCATAAGAAGCTGATTCTACTGAACCAGATTGAGATACAGTTACGTCAAATGTTGTTCCGTTATCTTTTGTAAAGGTAATAGTTGATGCTACTGCTGATGCTGTTACGATACCATCTCCAAAGAAAGAAGCTGAATCGGCATTAGTAGCTTTTGACGCTGTTACTGTTAGGTTATTTATTTGGTTACCTAAACCGTCTACTGGTATACTTCCAGAGTTTTGAACTAAGTTGTCAAAACTTTGTGATATGTATTGATTGGTTAAGTTAAAATCTGCTGCCATTATTGAGGGTATTGTTTATATCGTCTATCGAATGTTCTTATTCCATAGTAACGAGCAAAATCTAAAAAGTAACCTCCTCTCATAACAAAAGGACTCTTGTATTTGTTACTATAATCAGGTATCTGTTGGTAAAGTTTTGTATCTTGTTGTAATTCTGGGAATAAAGTATCTTCTTCTAAAATGTATTCTGTTAGTCTTTGACCGTAATAGTCCATTTTATTTCTTATGGACTGTCTCTTCATATCATATAGATCTCTTGCTGCTGGGTCTGAGTTTTCACCACCATTTGGGATTAATAAGCCGTTATTGCGTGGTCTAAGGTAAATATCTTCTAAAGTCTCGTAGTATACAGTGTATAATAAGTAGTCCTGTATATAATCATCAACAAGTTCTTTATAGTTACCTGTTAAACTACTTGAATCAACATCTGATAGTAGTTTTTGATATAATACGGTTCCAATTATATTCTGTAACCAGTAGTCTTGTGCTGTTCTAATATTGTTTTTTATTAGTTCACTATCTACTGCGTTGTTAAGACTTGTGAAGCTTCTTACTTTTGCTTCTGATATTAAAAATGTGGTTGTCATACTATTAAATAGGTTTAGGCTAATAAAGGTTCACTTGGAGTATTATCTACTTGTGACTCTTCTTCATCGTTTATTTCGTTACTTACTACTACTTCCTGGTCTTGTTCTCCTTCTTCAAGTAACCTTGTTTGGTTAATTCCAAGAACAATGTCCGGATTGTTAAATGACATAATCATTTCAAAGCATTTTAACATCTCTTGTTGGTAAGGTAAAATTACCAGGTTTAAGAATAATAAATGAGCATCTAATAACTCTGCTCTACCACCTAATTGTCCTGCTTCTTTTATACCTAAAAGCATTGGACTTGTAATCCTGTGTGCTGTAAGTATTTTTTGCATTACTAAATCATTAATAGTAGTATAATAAGTATCTGTTTGGTTAGATGGAATTGGAGTAATGACTGGTGCCATTTCTTTCTCCGGTACATCCATATAAACTAACGAACCAGCATTATTAGTACCTGCGTAGTTGAGTTGTAGTTGCTGTTCTATCTCTCTTAACTGTTCATCGCTTCCATTTGTGAAAGTTGTAATAGATAAAGAAGGAGTTAAACCATTCTTTATATTATTAACGTGAAAGTCATCGATTGATGTATCTAACTCTATAATTCTAAGAGCTGCTACATAATCAGGTAATGGATAGTATGTTTGCCCAGGTCTATAATCTCTGTGAACATAAATTTGGTGGGCCTCTTCTTGTTTCTTTTCTGGGTTGTATACAGGAAGGTAATCTATGTCGTCTTCATTTTTGTATACTATCCCTGAAAATCTATTCATTTTGTCCCATTTGTCCGAGATAAAGTATCCTGGGATGTGGCCGTACTTATTCTTTTCTTTAGCTCTTAAAGTACTAAAGTCCATATGATAAGCCTCAAGCCTGGATCTGTCATTACTATAAACTATCTCAAGAGCAAAACTCCCGTGTAGCTTAAAGTCAAGAGCACATTTAGAAAATAGGTCATTCCAAGAATCACCATGACTATTTGCTCTTTTAAGGTATATTTCTTCATTTGCTGTTAATCCTTCTCCGATTACTCCTTCTACTACAGCATTAATACAAGAAGCATTAACAGAACTTTTGTTATACATCTCAATTAAGTGCTGAGGAAACATATTATCGTTACCGTTCTTTACATACTTCTGGTCTTTATCTTTTTTGTATTCGTGATGGTTGAACTCTCTAAGTGAAGAGTTATTAAGTTTTTTGAATGTAAATTTTTTTTCCATGTTATGAGTTATATGTTGTATATGCTCCGTTTTCGTTCGAAGTAACATAATTTGTAAATGTTGGATCGTTTGTACCAAATACAAATGCTCTACCAGTATCTATATTTCTTGGAAGTCCTGTAGATTGTTCTACGTTACTCCATATACTTTGAATGGTACTAAAAAATTGGTTTGCTTCAGACCATTTTAGTTGTCCACTTCCTTGGTTGTCTCTTAGGTTATAAGTATACTGTCCACTTGCCGTTGGAATAGCTGATCCTGTATATGTAAACTCATAATACTTACTTAAATTGTTTGGTGTATTGGTTAAAGACAAAGAAAACGATGATGAAGCCAGGTCCATATCGTGTGTCAATTCCATAGAAAACGTTGAACCAGTAACACTTCCTGTTACAGGCCAAATCGCTATACTACCAGTATTTAAGTTTGTATATAGGTTTATCATACAATTAAATATAAAAAAAAGGGATTGATCTCACAACCAACCCCGTTTCTTTTTCTAATAAAGTTTAGCTAACTGTTATAGTAGTCAATGCGTCAGTTAAATTACCGGAAGTGGTAATCTCTTCTGCCGGGAAAGGTTCTTGTGCTTCAAAAGTTAACGCATATTGATTTGCGTCTCCTAATGCCGTACCGGTTCCACCAGTTCCACCTGTTACAGTGCTTCCTCTATATCTACCTACGTAAAAGAATTGTCCAACGTTATCATCCGTCCCATTGTTTGTCTCAACGACAAGCTTTATGTCCGGTTGTTGAAGGAGTACCTTTACTTGGTTTCTAATAGAAGCTTGTAACTTATGCATCGCTATGTTAGTTACCTGACTGTAAAATACAGTACCGTTTTCTAAACTTGGAGTTGGAGTTTCTGTGAAGTCACCGACGTTTCTTGGAAGTTCAAACTTATAAAAAGTACCTGTTCCGTCAATATCAGAAATAGCACCCGAAGCTGCTGTTACTGAAGTTACTGAACCAGATAGTATATATACGTTCTTTATACCTCCAACGTTATCGCGGCAACCTAATGAAAATCCACTTGATAAATTACATGCCATAATGTTATGTTTTTTAGTTAAACAATGCTTCTATTTACGCTTGATCATTAGATACAAAATAGTTTGCATGAGAAATCTGGCATCCTAATTTGTTTCTTAATCTATAGTTAAGGGTATCTTGATCAATTGAGTACCACATCTGGAAGTTGTTAGTATCAGAAACTAAGTCTGTACCTACTACCATTGAAGATGCTGGTCCTATGATTACTCTTTCTGAAGATCTTAAACCGTAAGTACCGATAATTTTTACATTTGGATACCCTGGTAATGGGACTTCATAAAAACCTCCTCTTCTTTCAACTGTTGTTGGGTCGAAGTGAAATAAGTTTTGAGTAGTTAAACCATTTACGATTCTTTGGAATACTGAAGTACCACACCATACAGTTAAATCTGGAGCGTCAAGTACGTTAACGTCTACTGATTCTAACATTGTTGTGATTTGGTCATATGCAGTTGATCCAGTAATTACGTTTGCACCAATTCCTGTTGCTACGTTTACTCCTGA